ACGAAAGCTTCCTGCCGGTCGAGATAAGGAATGTCTTCTCTCAAGACGCCAAAGTTGCAGGGGTCAATGAAGTAGGGATGAATGGAATTGTTGTGGACTACAAGCTTGATGAACGCGGAATTGTAGACCATCGCCCATGTCAGGGCCGTGTTGAACACCTGATCGGCGTTCGAATTGTTCCATTCGTCGTTTAACGCCTGTTCCAAGCGCGGAATGTAGCGGTATTGGTCTTCGTGGGCGGATGCGCCAAGGTTGATTGAGAAGCGCGTGGTGTCCGCCGAGTAGAGGAAGCTGACGAGCTGATCAATGTGCGGAAAAATCTTGTTGTATTGAGCGGGGCTCTCTTCGGGCGCGGACCCAAAGAGGTAATAGGATTTCAGGGCTGCGTAGTCTGCCCGGCGGCTCTCGCGAGACACCAGGCACTTGCGGATCAGGTCTTGGTAGAAGAAGTCGCGTTCTTCAGAGTCCTTTGGGATGATCATTTGTCAAGCTTCAGGTTGTCGTGGTCAGCAGTGTAGCTGGCCGCCATTGGTCCGCGCGTGATATTAGCATCCTTGGGCGAAAAGCCAACCTGCTCCCCGGCGACGGGCTTGATCATGCCGCCAAGCATTCCGGCCATGCTGAATTTTCCCGCGTCGCCCCAGATGACGCCGTTGCCGGGCGCCTGTTCGGGCGGTTGCTGAACAGGAGGGGCGTTGTTTCTGGTCAAGTATCCAGATTGATGCTCGCCTTCCCGCGTTGACTTGATGTCAGTCATGTTGAAGTCGGCGGCAAGCTGTTTGATGTTGGTGTCATTGCGCTTGGACCGGCCACCTTTAAGAGAATCCCGCATTGTGGGAGCGCGCAGGATCACTTGAGCCACATCCTCGCAGCCTGCCTCGCAGACGGGTTCCCATGCGGTGAAGTATCCGTGCCGAGGGCACCTGTAGTCTCGCAAAATAGCCATGTACGTCCCCTTACTTGGTGAATTGCTCGTCGAAGCCGGGCTTGGAGTAGTCCGACTTGTTCTTGATGCCAGCTTTCAGGCCAATCTTGCCGTCTTGCAGGGTCAACCCCAGACTTTTGGTCAACCTGGGCCGTGGTTCTTGCCGATAGACCAAGCTGCGCCGTCTAGCCTTATCATAAACCATAACCACGTCGCCACGGGTCATACGCTCCAGGGCACGGCTCACGGCGATCTGTGTATGTTCGCTCATATCCATATCTTTGACGTAGAAAACCCGGTTCAGCAGGGTGACGCTGAGGCCGGAGAGTTCCGCGAACATGGGGATGCTGAGGGTCTTGTCGGGGTCTTTCCAGAACCGATCCATCTGGCGGTAGATTTCCGCCTTGCTCATGATTTTCATCATTGTCCATACATCCCAAGCCGTTTGAGATAGGTGGACACGTTTCTGCCGACCGTCAATTCTTCCGGCGTGATCAATTCTTGGGAGTGAGAGACCTGACGGGTCAAGCGCTCCATCAGAAGGCGGGGCTGAAGCTGTTCGGCGTAGGCTGCGCAGGCGAGCGCCATAGCGATCACGCGGTCGTCCTTGCCACGGCCCGGCGCATGGATGGAACCGCCCTCACGGACGATCCCTTTCATTTCCTCCAAGGTGTCCATCGAGACGACATTCATCATTTGCCGTTCAAAATAATCCTTGGTGTAGTTCATCATGCGCTCTTTCGAGCCCTGCGTGGTCAGCCAGCCGATAGAATTTGAAATGCCGCCAAGGGTGTCGTTTTTGCGCCAGATGTAGTTGGTCATTGAACCCAGAACGTGCATGAGGCCCTTGCCAGTAGCGCCGCCAAGAGAGACGGCTTGGCGCTTCAAGTTTCTGAGTTCGTTGATGACGGCTTGACCGGGGCCGTTAACTTCCAGATTAAGCGTAGAGTTTTTATACGCTCCAGCCAGGTGAGCGATGACCCATGCGAACTGATAAGTATTGAGTTCTGATGTGGCGAATTCGGCCACTTGATCAAGGCCGTCTGCGTAGCATCTGAAAACTTGAATACAGAAGCGGTCGGCCCAATCGGAACTTCCGTAGGCGGGGTCAGCTCCAATGACGTAGTAGGCTGTGTCGATGGGCTCTTCCCAGATTTTGAGCGTAGCAAGCTTATCTGAACTTTTAAGGACTTCGGTGTCCTGGAAGTTTGATCCGAAGGAGTATCGGTAGGCGTCAAACTTTTTGTTTTTTGCGACACGAGCGGCCTCCGAGCATCTGGCGTTTGAAAAGAAAGACGTGCCGGTCATCACGAAGGCATAGTCCTCCGTGGGCGGGAATTCCTGATACATGAGCGCATCGTCCTTGATGCCTTCATGCAGCTTCCACCGCCACCAGGCGATCTGGCGCGAGTTGATCTCAAAGCCGTAGAGCTTCTTGATGTCCTTGTTCCACTCTTTTTCTTCACCGGTCAGGCGCCCGTCCCAATAGGTTTTGTAGACGGAAGAATTCGGGTCAGCCGAGTAGAGTTCGTTGCGCCACCAGCCGCAGAAAATAGCCCGCTGGGTGCGAGCCTTTTTGGCGGTCACATACATATCGTGGAACATGTTGAAGCCGCGCGCGGTGCTTTCAAACATGTAGAGACGGTTGGGATTGGTCTCTGCAAGAGACGCCAATAGCGACGCCAGACCCTCCTCGTCACCCCATGAGCTAGTTTCAGTGCCGTGAAGGAATGTGATGGCCTTGCCGCGCCCCAGAGACCCCTTAGCGCGCAATCCAGCCACTTGATAGAACAGGCGAGAACGGTTGCGCAGGGAGAGCGCGTTGCGGTTGTGCGTGACCTGAGGGATTTTGTATTCACGCGGCAGGCCGTCCATGTACATCGCCAGCGTCGTGCGAAACATGTCACGATTTTCTTCGGTGTCGGTCGTCAGGGTTGCTTGCAGACCTGGATGAGTAAAAGTCCAGTAAAGATCAAGAGCCAGACTGATAGTGGTGATGCCAAGCTGACGGCCCTTGAGAATGACGTAAAAGTGGCAATCATCTTCAAGCCCTCGCGCAATCTCGTCCATGACATAGGTCTGCGTTCCCAACAGCCGGTCCATTTTGCGCAGACCGTGTTCTTTGGTCTCAATCTTTAGCTGAGAACAGAACTGGTAGAACTTGTTCAGATTGAACGTCATGGATCATCCGATCTTCTGAACCCAGAACTGGGCGCCGACGCAAACCGGCTTGACCTTCTTGGCGAACAGATTGGCGAAGCAGTCAATCGCCATTTTGGGTCTTTCGATGAGATCGTTTGGGTCTCCCCAAAGGTAATCGTCAAAGGCGATCATGCCACCAACGCGGCACAGATGATAGGCCATGATGGCGTCACTGAGGACGTCCGGTCCAGAGTGCGATCCGTCAATGTAGATGAAGTCGTATTTCATGTCTGAATCCATCAAGGTCGCCATCGCGCTTGTGGATGTTCTGACCAAAAGATCAGCCCAGACATTTGGATTGATTTTTAGGGCTTCAGCGACATTGTTCTGAAATCTCTGTTTGACGCCTTTCATGGTGTCAGGAGAATGCTCGTATCCACCCTCAAAAGTATCGACGCTGAGAATCGAGCCGCCGTCTTCCAATGCGTTTTCAATCAACCAAGTCGTCGAGCGCCCCTCAAAGCAACCGATTTCCAGGAACTTGTTGCGACGCGACAACTCTTTGAACATGGCCTTCCAAGTCGGGATGTTCCATGAGAACCAGTCTTGCGTGAATTCATATTCCATCGTCGTCCCCTTTGTGATGGCGCATCCGAAAGGATTTGAACCTCTGACCCTCGGTTTCGTAGACCGATGCTCTATCCAGCTGAGCTACGGATGCTTTGGTTGCGGGGGCAAGATTTGAACTTGCGACCTTCTGGGTATGAACCAGATGAGCTACCGGGCTGCTCCACCCCGCGTCAGTACTTGATGAGCCCCATGATGGGCGTCAGGCTGGTCGAAGACAAGAGCCACCGCTTAAGCCTCTTCATTCAATTCTCCAAACCCTGAACCCACCGTCCATCGTCCGCGTCGCAAACTTCCGATTGAACTCACGGCCATACCGGCTGATCAAGCTTCTTGCCGTGTTCAAAAACGTCATGCTCTTCACCTCAACAAAGAAGCTGTCGCCAACATCCATCTCCCCCAGAGGGAACCGATACTTCGACACCCTCGGTCCATGACTGGGAAACGGTATCCCCTTCTCAACATCCATGTCAATCTCCAATCAATATTCCACGCAACAATATCGTAGATTAATTAAAACACCAAATTTTTTTTGGGGAGGACGCGATGTGGGGTGCACGTTCTGAAAAGCTCGTGGACCCATCCACTTCCCAATTCACATGCCATCCCTGTGGAATTACACATGACACGTTCAACTAGTGTGGATTAATCTGATTTACAGCCTGGTGATGGTGTTATGTTATAACATCACATGCCCAATGCCCATGTCGGAATATTGACACGTTATGTTATAACATCACGGCGCGGGGGAAGGGATATATACATACCGTTCTGTCTACCTATTCTGAACCACAAGTGATTTATGTATTATATATATACCACACACATAGTATGTATAATAGGGATATATACCTTATATGTTTGATTGTTAAGCTCAAACTGAAAAAAAAATCAAAAAAGATCATTTTCAGGCTTGACCATGATTCCATGTGTGCTATTGTAATCATGTCAACGGATGACAAGGGGACACACAATGCAAGCCACAATAGAAACCATCCTGACAATCATGTGCCTCGCTATCTGCGGTGCACTCTCTTCCATGCTTTTCATCTAAGGGGACGTAACATGACTTACAGCGGATCAATCTACTTTCTAGGCCAATACCGCCCGGCGTATTTTCAGGCTTCAAGCTTGAAGGGTCTGCGGGAGAAAATGCGGATTGCCATTCAGGACATGCCGCGTGATGACTGGGAGTTTTTTGCTTGGCGCATTGACAATGCCATCAAAGAACTTCGCAAGCCTAGTTGCATTGGCGCCAGCCATGAGCACGGTTGTCGGGGCGTCAGCGTATCAAAACGCCCTCATGACCCTTGGCTAGCTAACATTGTCGCCAAGCTCCCAGCTCATGACACGTTGCTGTATCCAGCCTGACATTGCAAATCCTAGCCGCTTACGGGCGGCTACAGTGTGCAATGCCGCACAATATGGGGACAATTAACATGCTGATCAATCTTCGCGCTTTGAAAGCTTGCGCCTTGTTCGTGTCTAAAGATGAAGCCAGGTACTACCTGAAGGGCGTCAATCTACAGTTTCGCCGTGATCACGTTCTCATGTGCGCGACCAACGGGCACTGCCTGTCTCTCATGCGTTATGCTTTAGACGAAACGCTTGATAGCGAATTGCCTGATACGATCGTGCCGATCGAATTGATTGACCGTATCAAGCTTCACAAGGCAACTGATATTGCCGAGTTGTACGTTGACGGGCGCCGGATTTCCATAACCTACATGGGAGCGACGTATCAGGATGGCGCAATTGACGGCTCATTTCCTGACTACCGCCGCGCCATCCCGTCTAGAGTTTCAGGTGATACGGCTCAGTTCGATCCGGCTTATATCGCCTTGTTTGGCAAAGCAAAAACCCTGCTATCAGGCATCAAGCAACCCCTGATAGGCGTGTCGCACAATGGTTTGAGCCCGGCTCTGATAAGCTTCGTGCCGGAAGATAAGCATTTGTTAGGGTTCGGCGTGTTAATGCCAGTTCGCCAGCAAGACTGTCTGACTGCTCCCCCGGCATGGGCTAGCGTGTTTGGCACAAGCGTCGCCCAGGCGGCTTGATAGGTCGAAACGGGGTTCGCCCCGTCCTGGCGTATGGCGCCAGCTGATGAGACCAAAGGGGACGAACCATGAAAGCCATTCAAGTTAAATACCTTGGACCGACCACACACAAGCCGTCGCGTTGGAAGGCCTTCATAGAAGGCGGCGCCAGCGTAACCGTGTCGTACGATTACGCCCTGGACAGCCATGAAAACGCACGTTGCGCGGCCATCGCGCTCATGACCAAACTGTTTTGGGGGTTCGACATTTCCGGTTCAGGCGCCCTTCCCAATGGGGATTACGTCTTTACCATCGCTCCCTAATTACCAAACAGCATAGGGGCCACACTATGCGCGTCACACCAATAATCCCAGTAACCCTAATCGCTAAGGTTAAGCCTAGACCATACCACCAACCGCAGGAAGGAAATCAACATGACAACCAAAGCAATCCGAGGCTTCGCTCTACTGACCCCCGAGCGCCGGGCTCAGATCAGCAGCAAGGGGGGCAAGTCAGTCCCAGCCGAAAAGCGCACCTATTCGATCGACAAGTCTAAAGCTTCAGAGTCCGGCATCAAGGGCGGACAAAACCGCGCAAAGGCCGGATGGGAACGCAAGAAGCATCTGCTAGACCGGGAGGGCTGAACATGAACCTACAAGAGCAACGCAGCGCTGTCCTGGCCGCTCTCGCCAAGGCCAAGAAGCAGCACCGATCCACAGCCGAGTTGCAACGCAAGCTTCAAATCATCACAGCAGGAATTCTCGCGGAGGAAATCGCGCAGGAACGCGAACGCAACCGAAAGATGATCCCGGCTCAGCTTCTCCAGCCATGCAGTGAAGCCGATCCCGAATTGTGGACGCTGTTTTGCGAAACCCAGAATAGGCCATCCGATCCCTCCCAAGTTTGGACCGTCATCGACGTTATGATGCTCCTGACCCACAAGGCTCTAGAATGGGCGCTGGCTGGCGAGACGCCCTCCAGGCTATCCCACTAGCCTAATCATACCCGTAGCGGTTCCTGGGGCTTCTCTGGGCCGCGTAGGCCCTATCAAACTGTTCAGGGTTGGCGCAGGGTAGCGTCAGCCCTTTTCCGCCCGTCGCAAGGTGGGCTCTCCAGGCTTTCAACGTCCGCTTGTTTCCCGTCCGCTCGAAGTAGGCTTGCCACATTTCCCACGCGTGTTCCTGGGCGGCTTTCTCGTGCGGCTCAGGCTTGGCGTGATAGGCCATCGCCTCACCAGGGTTCTCCTTCATGTACTTCAGCATCTTCGTGTAAATGTCGCTCATTTCCACGTCCCCTTCAGCTGCATCCGCTTGCGCATCCAATCTTCGTTCGACAGAAGATTGTCGGGGATATTGCGAAGATCACGCTCTTTCGGCTTGGCTGGGAAAGCCGTCACGTTTCCCTGTTCACGCACCCGGCGCATCCAATTGCGCCATGTCGCATCCCAGTCGGCCTTCACGCCCTTCTGACCAGGAGCCGATCGAGCCCAGTCCCGAAACTTCTCCAGCTCGACGGTTTCCCCTTCAAATTCCTTCGGCTTCCAATCCTCGGAAAGACGAGCTGCGCGCTGTGCGCGCTTCACGGGTGAGGGGGTTAAGGAGGGAGGGGGGAGTATATGTT